TATTAATCTTTGTACCCCAGGTATCGGTGGATGCACCGACCTCTGGTTTGGTTAGGTTTAAGTTAGTAGTAAATGTATCTGCCATAAATCTTTCCTTTAAGCTGCATCCGTCCAAGTAGTTAACGGATCAGTTTCGTTTGTCCATGAAGTGCTTGGGTTTGCTTCATCACTCCATGAAGTGCTTGGATTGCTTTGCTCTGACCAAGCTGTAGTAACTGTTTGGTCTGTCCATGTGTCAGACGGAACAATTATATCAGTCCATTTTAAACCACCAATCGCAGAAAAACTACTTGTTTCTGACAGTGTTGCTACTCCTCTGTCAATTTGTTTGGCTGAAGCGGTAAAATCAGAGGTAGCAGCTATGGTTAAACTTGCACTTATAGTAAATCTGCCTGTAGCAGTCATGTTTGATATTACAGGGCCAATGGATGCACCTTTATCAATCTGAGTTCCTGTAGCAGTCATGCTAGAAACACCAGCGATGGTTGCAGAACCTAGGTCAATCTGAACCCCTGTAGCAGTCATACTGCTTGTTCCTGCAATCGTAGATGCGCCTCTGTCTATTTGAGTACCAACCGCAGACATACTGCTGACACCTGCGATTGTGGCTGTACCACGATCAATCTGTCTGCCTATTGCAGTTGCGCTAGATGTTTGAGCTATAGTCGCTGATCCACGATCTATTTGTCGTCCTATAGCTGAAGCACTAGAAACTGCCGATATGGTTGATGCACCAAGGTTGATGATATGACCAACTGAGGTAAATCCTGAAGTTTGAGCAGACGTTCCTGCTCCAAGTTTGATAATTACTCCAGCAGAAGTAAATCCTGAAGAAGCAGCAATGGTAGAACTACCGAATCTCTTTACAGAAGATTCAGCAGTAAAACCAGAAGTTTGCGATGCGGTAGCCGCACCTTCGTGATAAACGGGAGTTCCATAGTGGGACTTCCCGTAGGTATATTGCCCGTAGCCTACTGAGGCCATTGTCTTATGCTAATGTGATATCTAAATCGCCAGCATCAAATCTAAATACATCCCCAGAACTTACTACTTTTGAAGCAGTTAAACTTGCATAAGCAAGTAAGTTACCAGAACTTGAGGCATCCATGATGCCTACAGCTACAACTGTTCCATAGTCTGCGGTTGCAGTTGGATATTCGACTGCTGCTGCATTAGTAGCAGTTGTTGGATCTGTACCTGATACGTTAAATGTAGCAGTTTGTCTTGCATAAGCTCCACCTGAAACTTCAGTACCACCACCAGTATCGGTTGGTGCTACAGTATATAAAGCTACATATAATGTAGTTGGTGCTGTGTATGCGCTACCGCCAAACACATGATCTAATACTTTGTCTTCTAAATAATCGCTAAATCCAGCCATTTATTTCTCCTAGTTATTATTCCAATAATGTACGTTTTTACGAGCTTTGCCATAAGTTCTTCTTCTTTGAACTAATGATCCTTTACCAAACTCAGCCTTTTCTTGTTGTAATCTCATTTCTTCAAGAGATTTTTCATACTGAGCATTAAATAAAGGCGCTCTTTCATCTTCCATTAAAAAAACGGATGCGTGTTTTAGTGATCCATATAAGTAAACATCTGGATGTGTATTAGACACAAAGTTAGATGTATTAGAATCAGAAAGTGCATCTATCTTTCCGAAGTATGTTAATTGTAATGTATAACTGCTGTCAGGGGTAGGTGCAAGTTCGATTGTATCGTCAACTAATGCGTAATAGATTGGTTGACCAGTTTTGTTATTAATTGATTTTCTATACACATCAAGTGATTCAATAGACATTTGCATCAATGGTCTAAAGTCATTGGATGTAATTTCAATGTTGATGGCTTCTAGCCAATCAGAAGGTACTGATAAATATTGTCCGTCTGCTGTAGCGGTTGCTCGCTTAATCATCTCTTTAACTCTAAGTTTACGATTAAGTTCAGCTTCAGTATTATCAATAAACATATCTATTTCAGATGTTAAATCTGATCTATTTAGATAATTAGCTATGTTAGTTTTCAGCTCTGCGTATGTCATAGTTTACCTTGCCATGTTCTAAAGACTTTATTATCAGAATGATTTAACCACTTTCTCCATTGTTTCATGTCATTCGCCCAGCCTTCTCTACAGGCTTTTTGGTACACCACTAAGGGTACTTCTGCGACATGGCGTAAATCTTTGCCTGGCTTATTCTCTGCTAATGCTTTGCAATGCTCTATAACAGGAGCAACATCTTGGGTGGTGTGATAAATAACCTTATCATCTTCCGT